TTTGTTCTCGACTCTGCAACTGATAATGGAAGTGCTACTGTCGCAGATAATACAGTAATGACTCTTAAAAATAATGGTCAAGTAGGTATAGGTACTACTTCTCCTGATAGTAAACTAGATATTGTTGGTAGTGACTTTGCTGGTGCTTCTTTAAAAATTGAAAGAACAGGCGATGGTGAAAATGATGATTCTGCAGTAAGGTTTAATAGAACTGGAACAGTAGATGCAAACGATAGAATCGGTGGTATTTACTTTCAAGATAATGATACTTCATTAGCTGTAATTCGTGGAGAGAAAATTGGTACGAATGATGGGAGATTAGATTTTATTGTGCCAAATGGAAGTGCATTCAGTAATACAACAGACCCAATATTAACAATCCAAAACGGTAGAGTAGGTATAGGTACAAATTCCCCAAATCAATCAGTTGCTTTTGCTAGTGGTAGAGCAAATTTTGATATACAAAATAATTATTATGGTGTTTGGATTGACGGAAATACTTCAGGAACAAGCTCAGTAGCTATAGGTAGATGGCATAATCAAGGTGGTACTATATCTGCCGCTAATTCAGATTTAACTATTAATACAAACAATACTAATCATTCTGTTAATTTACAAAGCACAGGTGGACAAACTACATTTGGTGGTAATGTCACAATATCCAAAAATGAATCTGATGAATACGATTCTGTAAGTTATGCAAGTAGCCTTCTTAAATTAACAAATACAAACACAACTGCAAGCCAAACACATAGTTTAATTCATTTTAGATTGGAAAAAAATGGTGGTGATGGTTATTTAGGATTTAAGTCTGGTTCAAGCACTAACCAAGAACATTTTATTGTTGGTAATCAGCTTGATGGTGAGCTTTTAGAAATTGCTAGTGGTGGAAGCGCTACATTTTCTGGTGATATTGAAGTATTAAAAAGTTCTCCGCTAATCCGAGTAAAAGATAGCACAAATTCAGTTCGTGGATTCTTGTCTGTAGGTAGCGGTGTTGTTAAGATGGGTGGCTCGGATAATAATAATGTTGAAATTCACTCTAATGGAACTGCTAGACTTACAATATCAAGTGGTGGTGGTGCAACATTTGCTAGTTCTGCTACGATTACAGGTCAAGTAATAACAGGTAATAAAATATTAATAGGTCATAGTGGAAACACATCTAGTGGCAGTTATAATAAAATGGAACTTGAGTATACTGGTTATAACTCAGGTGCGCCTAGCCTCGACATAACACCTGATACAAGTCCCGGCAGTGGTATTGTTTATTCATATGTACATTTAAACAATAAAGTAGCCGGTTCAGGTAGTAATAAACTTGGTTTAAAAGTCGATTATGACATTAGAGCAGGAGTAGCAGTAACCCCTATTACTAATAATACAGGTTCGTTAGGGTATACAGGGTTAGTTTGGTCTAAAGCATTTGTAAATGAATTATGGTCTAATGGAGGAGGCAGTTGGTCTACTTCTAGAAGGATATTATATGGAAATAATAGTGGTGTAAATATTCAAAACATTGACAATAACACTACAGACGCAATAAGGTTTAGAAGTTATGCAGATGTTGAATTAGTTACTATCCTTGATGGTGGTAACGTAGGTATAGGAGTCACAGAACCGACGCATAATCTAAATGTTTACAGCGGAAGTGGTGGTTCATCAATGACAGTTGGTAAATACGCTACAGGTAAAACAGTTGGTGTTCTTGCCACAAGTGCAGACACTTCAGGTTATTTTCAAATACAATCTTATGCTAGTCAAGGAAGTACATTTGGTGTTCTTTCTTTAAATAGGTCTGGTGGAAATGTCAATATTGGTACAGGAGCAGCTTATGGAGCTTTAACTGTTGGTGGAAGTGGAGAAGTCTTATCGCTCAGGTCATCAAGTGGTGCAAGTGAGCTACATTTTTATGAAGGTGGTACAACTAGAGGGGTAATATCAACCCTTAATGGTTCAGATGGTATTGCTTTAAAGTCAGGCACTACCAATAAACTTATATTAGATGGCAATGTTTTTAGACCTAATACTGATAGCGCAATGTCTTTAGGTCTTGACTCTTTTAGATTTTTAGATATTTATACTGATGGCTTAGATTTACGAGGCGATGTTTATTCAATTTTAAATTTGAACTCCGCACATAGTTATAGTCAAAACAGAAATTGGAGAATAACAACTAATAATTTTGGTTCAGGAAGTTGGGGTGGTATTTCTATTGACCAAAGTACAGCATCAGGCGGTTCTAGTTTTGTACAAAAGTTTGGTATAGACTTAAATGGTAACGTAGGTATCGGAACTTCTTCTCCAACAGTAGGTCAATTGCAAATTAATGCAAGTGCGGATACAATATTAGCATTAACTAAGACTAGTGGAGCAACTTCAGGTAATTTAGGTGTTGTTAGATTCGGAAATACAAATATCGATAGCAATCTTGTGAATATTGTAGCATATCAAGATGGAGCAACTAATGCTGGTGCATTAAAATTTCAGACTCAGGCAACTGGTAGTGCTACTGCTGATGTTCTGACACTAGGCTCAGACAAATCAGCCACATTTACTGGTAATATTAGCGCTCAAGATATATCTGCTTATAATAAAATAACAATCGAGTCTGCTGATATTAGTAATGGCGAAGACAATGGATTATTGTTAAGGAATACAAGTGGTGGTAGTAACCAAGATTGGCATTTAACATCAGGAACTACTGGTGTAAGTAATAGTTATTTTACTATTAGAGATGGAACAACAAACACTAACGCTTTAATAATTAAGCATTCAAGTAATAATGCTAGGTTTAATGGAAGTGTAGCAGTTCCAAGTAATCATAGTTTTAACGCTGAAAATACAAGTGGCACAGAAAAAGCAATTCTTACTTTTGATAGTTCTAATAGAACTAAGCTAGGTGATAATAGTAGTAGCGGAGTTTTAATTCTTGATGGAGGAAACGCTACTTTTGCTGGTCAAGTTGGAGTGGGTGCAAGTCCACAATCTTGGCCAGCTAGTAATGTTACGATTGAAGGAGTAAGTGCTGGTTTAGTATTAAGAGATTCTACTGGAAGTAATCAAGCCACTCAATGGGGAACTTTATTTACCTCTAATAACAATGTTAGAATGATGTATGACGATGGTGGAACATTTCAAGTTGGTCACGCAGACAATTATCAAGGCACAAACTATACAAATGTTCTTACATTAGGTTCAGATAATTCAGCTACATTTGCTGGTGATGTAACTGTTTCTAAAAGTGGTAATGCTTTTTTAAATCTTACTTCTACTGGTGGTGGAGCTAGAATAAAATTAACTGGTCAGGCAAACGAGACTACTAATGGTTTGCAATTTTATGAAGCAAGTAATATAAGAGCGTCAATCAATGTTAATCACTCTACTGATGACATGGAGTTTAGAACTTATAATTCTGGAGGTGTAGGAACTGCTGTTGCTCTCACAATAGATTCATCGCAAAACGCCACTTTCGAAGGAAGTATAGAAGGTATATACGTTGAGTCGTTCTCTCATAATTTTACAGCAGACATTAATACAGATAATGTATATATACCTTGGCAAGGAACAGTTGAAAGTTCTTCAATGAGTACTTCTTTTACTGCTTTTTTAACTCCTTTTGCAATGGAACTTGTTAGTTTCCATATAAGACCTGAAACAATAACTACTTCAGATAAAATTAATGTTCAAATGTACAAACAAGCCAATGGAACAACGACAAGAACTGATATTGGCAATGCAAATACAGCCTCTTTAACTACAAATACTGTAAATGTAATACAGGCTAGTACATTTGATATACTTCCTACAGTGAGCGCAAATGAAAAAGTTGGAATAAAAATTCAAGCGGCACAAGATTTAGGAGGAGAAATAGATTGGTATATAACAACAGTTTGGAAAGTAACAAAGAACATATAAAAGGAATGGTATTATGAAAGATTACGCAAGTATGAAAAAAGCAAAGATATGGTCAGTAGCTAAAAAGAAAGTAGTTACTTCACCTGCTATCTCAGAAGTAAAAGATGAAAATGGTATTGTTGTAAGAGATAAACAAGATGAGATGTCTTACGACGCATTTAAAATTATTAAAAAACAATTTGATTCTGCAACTGGTGCAGAGTTAGATGCGATAGAGCAATCAGTAGATGTGTCAATATGCGATACTGAAATTGAGTTGCTAAGTAAACGAATAACCGAGCTTACTTCTGAAAAAGAAGGTTGGGAAGCTATAAAGGCTGACGTAGAAAAGCTCTAAATAAAAGGGAATACAATGTCTGATAAAAATAAAAAAGAACCTCAGATAGTAACAATCAACGATAAAGATTACAAGGTAGATGATTTATCTGAAAAACAATTAGCTCTAGTTAATCATGTAGCAGACCTTGATAGGAAAATACAAACAGGTATGTTTAATATTGACCAACTAAAAGGCGGAAGAGAGTATTTTATGAAACAACTTGAAGAAGAGTTAGAAATAGGTGGAAAAGATTAAAGTTGTGTTGATAACAGGCACCTTGCTAGGGCTTATTGCTTTAGCAGGGTGCTCTCCCGGATGGTCAGCATTTGGATATGAAGTTGATAGTGATAGTACTTATGTATATTTAGAAGTTTTAGATAGTGATAGTGTATCTCATTTTTATGCAGATATGGTAGAAATGAATAAAAGTATTTGGTGTCATACACACAACAGATATGAAATAGTAAGGAAGAAATGAGTGAACAAGTTAAAACAGCTAGAAGCTATCGAGGTGCTGTCGTGGATGATAACGCTATTGTCAGTATTAATATCCGCTGGCTTGGGCAAATTCTTATTCTTGTTGGCACTCTCGTGTACGGCTACTATAGGATTGAGACTAGATTGGGAACACTTGAAACTGACTTGGCTAATGCGAATGAACGCATTGGGGATTTACTTAATAAACATATCTTGGAAGAAAGGGCTGAGAGAGAAGAGTTATCAAAAAAAATAACTTTTTATGAAAAAGAATTCAATATCAACCCATTGAGTTGGGGTAAAAAGCGGAGAAAGTAATGGATTTTATGGCGGTATATGGTGAAGCTGGGATGATTGGAGTAGTGGGTATAATGTTTGTATACCTTGTAATAAATATGTCTAAAAAATCTACAGCTAACCAAGAATCGTTAGAGAGTCTAAAAATAGAAAATAAAGGTCAATCTGAAACCTTAGAAAATATGGAAGGTATACTAATAAAGCTGATTGATAGGTGGAACAAATCCGATGAAACAAGGGATAGGCGTAACGAAGATTTAATGAAAGAAGTTAACGATATGTCTGATAAAATAAGCTATTTATCAGGTAGAATAAATGGGAGTGGGAGATAATGTCAGAAGCTTGGACAAGAAAAGAGGGTAAGTCACCTAGTGGTGGTTTAAATGCTAAAGGTAGGGCTAGTTATAAAAAAGGTACGTTAAAGGCTCCTGTTACAGAAAGTAACCCTAAAGGTAAACGCAAAAAAAGAAAATCTAGTTTTTGTGCTAGAATGTGTGGTATGAAAAAAAGATTAACTTCAGCTAAAACAGCAAGAGACCCTAACTCTAGAATTAATAAAGCTTTACGTAAGTGGGGATGTAGGTGTTAATATGACAAAATCAGAATCTTTAAAAAAACTAAAAAACTTTAAAGGTGGTCTAATTAGTTGGGTGTTTGGTGGAAAAAGATATTATGGTAAAAAGAAAGGTGAAACATCTACTCATATTTTAGCTACAACTCATAATGGAAAAACTAAAAAAATACCTAAAAAAGGAATGGCGTAATGGATAGTGTAAAAGTTAGTATGGGAAGTGTGGGTAGTGGTGCTGTGTTGTTTATGGATTTACTTCCTTACACATTGGGTATTGCTATTGGTGTTCTAAATATAGTATATTTATACTACAAAATCAAGAAAATAAAAGGAGAATAACGTGGATATTAAATCAATGTTAGTCAAAATAGCTGAAGAACAAGCTGATAAAATGCAAGACCAAGCAGTTGGTCATATTGCTTCAGATGCTTTTTCAGATAAGTTAGCACAATTACTAAACGATAAAATAAACATACCTTTTGTAAAAGAAGAAAAAGAAGGTAAAATGTTTAAAGAATTAGTCGAAGTTATACAAAAATTAGTAATAGGAATGATTAAAGGAAAGTAATGCTTACTGAATTTAAAGATATAATTCTTAAAGTTCTAGAACACGAAGGTGGATATGTAAACGACGCTGATGACCCGGGTGGTGAAACTATGATGGGTATTAGTAAAAGAGCTTATCCTAACCTTGATATATCGGGATTATCTAAACAAGATGTTATAAAGATATATAAGAAAGACTACTGGGATAGAAACAGAGTTGATTCTTTTCCCGATAGAATAAAGTATATCTATTTTGATATGTGTGTTAATATGGGTAAGTCTAGAGCTATAAAGATAATTCAGCAAGCTTGTAATAGTAAAAAACAAAATCTCTCCGTAGACGGAGGATTAGGACCCTTGACGTTGAAAGCTGTGCGTAAATGTAAGTTATCAGCATCAAGGATTAGAGCTTATAGAGTAAAATACTATGTAAACTTAGTTAATAGAAAACCAGTTCTTGATAAATATTATTACGGCTGGTTTAAAAGGTCGCTATCCGTATGAAACTAGATGAAAATACAGTATATAAAAATATAGGTTTTCAAGGGAGTAAAGTACATCAACATCAACCAGAGAATTGCGATTATTGCGGTTCAGAATATGTAAAAGGTATTGAAGTAATTGGGGCTAAAGATGGAGTTTTATATTGGGAGTGTGAGCATTGCTTAGAACCAACATTAAGATTTAGTCCTAGAGAAACAAAAGATTATTTAAGTAATACTTTAGATTTACATATTAACTTAGAGGGGTTATCAACAATATGGCAAGAACAACCAAATTAGATAATGGAGTAGTTAAGAGAGGAATAGTAACACCAGATAAGCACTTTCCACTTCACGATGCTCCAGCGATAAATGTTTTAACTCAGGCTATAAAAATAATAAAACCTGACTTTTATGTAGACTTAGGAGATACTGGTGAATGGGGTTCGGTAAGTCATTTTCAATGGAAAAGAAAGAAAAGACCTCCATTAGAGTATCAATTACCAAGAGTGTACAAAGATATAAAAGATGTTAATGCTGGTATTGACATTATAGATGAGGCTTTAGATAAAGTTAATTGTTATGAAAAATATTTTACAGAAGGTAATCACGATGCATGGCTTAATCACTTTTCAGAAGAACATCCTTTTCTTGAAGGTCTTGATGTTAAGTCAGCTATGCAACTTGATAGAAGAAGATATAAATATTATAAAAATGGAGAATATTTAAGACTTGGAAAACTTTCGTATTATCATGGAAACCACTACGCTTCGATTAACCATACGAGAAATCATTTGGTGCGTCTTGGTACTAACATTATATATGGGCATCATCACGATTTACAACAAAGCAGTATTACCCACATCGATGGACCTAAGTCTGCTTGGTCTATCGGGTGTTTAAAAGATATGAGTCCTGAAGTAAATGGGTGGTTAAATGGTAGGCAAACAAACTGGGCTCACGCTTTTGCAGTAGTAGATTACTTTGATGAAGGTAATTTTACAGTACACGTAGTAAACATAGTTAATGGAATAACAAGTCTTTGGGGGCAAAGAATAGATGGCAATAAGTAAGTTAATACATGAAGTAAAAAAATTTAGCTTAGGTATTATAGCTAGACCTGACGATGAAAGAGATACACCTGATGACGCCGCTGTACTTAGTTTAAATATTGAAAGTTTAGCAGATGGCGAACTAAGAGGTATACCTCAAGATTTGTATTTAAAACAATCAGGGTTTGATTCTAATTATAGTAGTATTTTATATGAACAAGGTGGTGGAGGATTTATTGAACCTGACTATCAACCAGTACCAAGCTTACCTACTCAATAATGCCAATAACAGCAAGCACAAATAATAATTTTAATAAGATTTCTATATCTGGAACCTATACTGGTACTAAAGATAAAGATTTTAAAATAAAAGTATCTGCAACTGGTTCTACTAAAAAATGGAGATGGAAGTATAAAGAAGAATCAGGAGTATGGTCTGATTGGCAAATAACAGCAACAGCTATAGTAGTAGATACTGATATAACCTTATCTGACGGCGTTGTAATTAAATTTACAAATACAAATCAAAATATGTATAATGTTGATGACAAATGGACATTTACAGCGTATGCTAATTTTAATATTTCTGGTGCAACTAATGAAACTAAATTTCATTTTATGGATACCATTGTAAGAGGAGATGAGACTGATTTAGTATTATTTAGTAAAGCTGGAAATATTTCTCTAATTAAAAATTTTGAATCACCTGAACCCGAGTTCTCTCCCGAAATAACAAGTATCCATAACTTTGATGACTTACATGCAGAGAGAAAGAATAAAGAATTATATGTATCTACAGGTAAAGATTTAGCTCCTAAATGGGTAGGTTATAGTGGTAATAACGGTTTTGCAGGAACTGTTGATGAGAATTTTATTACAGCAGAAGCATTAGATAAATTTGATTCTAGTGATAGACCTAACTCTGAAGTATTTGATAAATATGTAAGTCTTAGAGGAGGAGTTGCTAATACAACAGACTCAAAACTTCTTGTAGGGATAAATACTGAAGGAGATAGGGCAAGTAAAGATTTAATGATTTATAATGTTATAGATAATAAATTATATAAATTTCCAGTAAGCGAACAACCAACAGCTATTAGAAAATGGCATAAAAAGAATAGTGCATATGAAGATTCGCGTTATGGAGCAGAGGGGATAGTACTACTTTTACCTTCTAGTGTAAAAGATGGCAATAGACAGGCAATAGCTGAGATTCAATTTTGGCATATACCAAACACTGGAAATATTGGTGAAAATGCTAATTTAGAAAAAAGATTATACTTTGAAGCACCTACTGGACAAGGCATAAATAAATTTTTTGATTTTTTAATTATTCCAAATACAAATACTATTCAAACTGCAAGTACAGATTATACACTTATATTAGCAACAAATGTAGCAGGGAGAGATTATAATTCCGGTCAAGCTCATACATATGAATGGCTTTGGAAATTGGATAGCTCTGATTATGATTGGGAAGCTGAACCTTCTGATACACTTATAAATGATAGTAACTATGTAAACATTACTCCTAAGGTAGATTTTTCAGAATATAATGATGGAGATTGGAATCAAACAGACCTACCGCAAGGTGGATGGTGTTACCTTGCTGATAATTTTTACAATACATATATGGAAAATAATGGAGCTTCTTGGCGAAGAAGAAAAGTTATTCCAGCGGGTTCTACAAATAGTGGATTACACCAAAAAATTACGGATTTTCCAAGGTTACATTGCTTAGAGTTTGGTGGTTATGATGCTAATGGTGCAAATCCAGTCATAATGTGGACTGCTAGATTTAGAAAGCCAAGACCTAACACTGTAAATTTTAATTACGAAAGAAACCCTTATAATCTACCAACCAGTACTTCAGATTTATTTGATAAACTTTTTACTAGTACAGAAGTAGCTTCAGCAGGTACTGATACAAATGGTAATTCAATATATCCAACAAGTATGCCTGTATATGGTCCTGTTCTTAGTGATGCATCTACAACTGAAGCTACAAGGATTTATAGAGCTGTAGAGTGGGGTACATATGCTATACCTTTTAGGTCTACTAGTGGATTTCAGCAACATAAATTATTCTGCCATTTCCAAGACTGGGCTACAAGCACTAGTGTTAGAGATTTATTTGCTAGCAGAGTTCATCACGGTGAACAACTCCCTTTTTGGTTAACATCAGCAGATTTCGGTAATTCAACTAGTCCTGAATTTCAAATGATAGTTCCTTCACAAAGTCCAAACTTTGATTTAAGAGGTAGATTTCAAATATATGGAGATGAAGATGACAATGGAGCTAGGATGGGTTTATATTACTATAAAAGTGGAGTTGCAGAAATATTAAACTTTCGATGGGATGAGGGTTCTGGTACTTATCAAAATCCGGCTGGTACTCCTTATAGTGATTCTAGACATCCGGGTGTATTCCCAAATAGATTATCTACAGTATATGATGTTTTTAATAAAGATAATTCAAATGCAAGTGGTTTACCTTCAGGTAGTAATCATGCTCCTAAAATATCTGGAACTTCTGTACAAGTACATGATTTAAGTGACAATGATGATATAGTTGGCGATTTAGTTCTTATAGACAAGAACAAGCCAGATGATAAAGTTAGATGGAGACTTGCTGAAGGATATAGGCAATTAGATATGGAGGCTGGTATTGGTGGCGCTGATACATGG